GCTTGCGCTATAGCCATCTTGTAAGATGACTGCATACGCTTCCATACCACAGACAAAGTTGTTGAATACATCATTGCCTAAAGATGAAGCATTAGGAGACTTACTACCAATTGAAGAGAGCAAGAATCTAATATTAGATACTGCACCATATTCAGAAGGCAATACGTTGTTAGCAGTAGGATAGTTAGCTACTGAAGTGAATCCACCAATGTTATCAAGCTGACCAATCAATTGGGTTGAACCAAGAGAAAAGTACGCTCTACGAACAGGCTGTGTACCAAACTTCAAGTCACCTTCCATAGTATCTTCGATCGTATACGCGTTGTTATTTGCTAACGCACGTATAACCACGTCAATATCAGGACGAGTGATCTCAGTAGGGATGTCACCGTCAACGCCACTTACGCAGTTAATGAATCCAGCAGTAGCTGCAAGCATGTCACGGGTAAGTTGATCTTCAGTTTGTCTTCAATTCTGTTACTTTTATGACCTAGTTTCCTAGGCGAGGAAGCCTATAGCACTTCCCTCACTACGTTATCCGCAGTGTTCAGAGCACCGCATCTCACATTTCTGTGAGTCTTCTCGCTTGCTACGTTCAGGCTGAATTGGATAACAAACTTTACAAGAAAGATATATGTTTTTGCCTCTCACTTTAGTAACATTATCTTTATTGCATAATGGTTCAATTCTATCTTTAATTGAACCAGCTTTTCTTAAAAGCCTAACTATTTGTTCTGTTATCGTCATCTTGCCCCTTGTTGCCGGTTGGTTAAATACCACTTCGGTTTCCAAGTCTATCAGAGAAGATTTAATGTCGCCAAAACTTACTGATAGCGACACACCAAGACGAGCAGCAGCTTCATTAAGAACGGGATCCTGATTTTGCAGGGTCACCTGTTCATTAAGCTGCACATAGGTCAATTCTCTATCTCGGTTCATACGGCACCTATTTAATTACCGTAAAATGACATTTTTGCGTCTATCAACTTGTTACTCCCTTGCGGGGGATAAGTCATTTCTGCTTATCTCTCCGTCTTGTCGATCGGAGGTCGGACTATCACATGCTATTTCAATAGCTCTCAGGGGTTAGTCTCTCAGCCTGCCAGCTCACGCCGCTTGGCCCTTGTTACCGGCTCTTACGCTACGGCTTCCAAGTCAATTACCCAAGATTTTACATCGACATAGAATCTATCGATCGCAGTTAATGCTTGAGATGGGGGCGTAATGCCGGTGTTTCCTAGTGGAACCATTGCTGTATTTAACGGATTGTATCTACGCATTCTGTACGTAGTACCACCATTTCTATTCATGTTCTTTTTCATCGCAGGAATAGTATGGATAAAATATGGCACTGGTACGGAGAGCAGTTTATTACTAAACGACTGCTGAACCGGAGCAGGCAATATGGATGAAGTTGTAATAGGCATGATGCCTCCTTAAAACTGTGATTTAACAATTCTAAGCTGACGAGGCGAATTTACGTCGTAGGGGCTGCGAGGCCCGATGTTCGCGAAGTATAGTTGAGCTATGGCTATACGATTGATTGCGCTCGATGTGTGTATGTAGTTGAGCGATGGCTACATATTTTAGGTACGCTCAAGGGTAGTCTACTATAGGGGGTAATAAAAAGTAAACCCCGCCAGGCAGGATACAGCCTAACGGGGAAATGAAACACCTAGGGTAAAGTTATCGAGCAAGTCTTCTGGTTTCAGCCCAGATCGCTGCTTTTTGTTCTTCTGATAGGTTACCATCATATTGTGATATATCGAGTAGCCCAGACTGACGTGGTGTGACCGATTGTACTGCTTTAGGCTTTGCCATGTTTTGCTGGATCTTTTGTCTGTCCTGTGTTGGCTCTGCTGGTATAATGCCAAGCTTCTTGATCATCTGATAGGTAGCTTTAAGTTGTGAGTAACTGTCGGTGTTGGCTATAAGAGAGCGTGCAAGTTCTGGTTCTTGTGCTGCCAGTTGTGATGAGTAGCCGAGTACTTTATCAATGTCAGGGAACTCTTGTCTCAATCTATTTTCAACCAGTTGCTGTTGGGTTTGGGCATTCTGTTGTGCATATTGTTTGTTTATTCTGCGCTCAACTTTCTTCTCTACTGCTTTTACTATCTTGGCTAAGTGCTTGCCTTCCACAAGATCATCTTCGCCTACGCCATAGTCGTCATCATCTTCAGATTCAGGAGCCGCTTGTGGTTGTGATCTGGATCGTAGCTCTTGGATCTGACGAGCCATGTCGTCCCGCTCCCATTCTGCTTTTAGTTTAGCTTCGCGTAAATCCCTAAACCGAAGCTGTTGCGGAGTTTCCTCTACAGCAGCCTCGGGAAGTGCAGTGGTTGAAGCCAATATTGGGGGTATGGCTTCAACTGTGTTTAGCTCTTGTTCAGCAGCTTCTTCTTGTGGTTCTGCTAATTGATTCTGTAAAGTTTGTCCTTCAGCAAGGCCGTTAATCTCTGCTGGTGTTGCTGAGTCGAAAAATGTATTCATTTGGTTTGGGTTCATTTGCTATCCTTAATTGTCGCCCAGTGGTGCGACTAAGATTTTTGTTCGTAGTAATCACATTCAACATTGTGTCGGCCTCTATCACGGCATAAATAGCGACACTTATCACGTCGTTCCATCATATGGACATATGAATCTATATTCTCAAGTGCGGTAAGTATGCTGTCGAGTAGATCTTCTATACGTTCATTCTTACACATGACTTTCCTCATATTTAGGAGCATCTGGTATAACATTTGTCAGGAATCCATCAGCCGTAGCTTCTTTATTGATCTTAGCAACAAATGTATCAAGTGTCCCATCATAGAAGTCGAGCACGAATCCAAGGAGCTGCTTCTCTTCAGGCTTTACTACCTTGATATACATACGGTACATAAAGCATGATTCTTTGTCGGGTAGTGTCCAAAGGTATTTGAGGGCATCTTGTTTATATACGTATTGATATACCGTCTGATCATATTCAGGAGTTGGGCATGATTTGCGATGGAAGAAGTAGTTGCGATATATATTATCAAAGAGCGGCTCTTTCTTTGTGATGACCACAATAAAGAAGTCGCTCTTATATTCTTTGAGTCCACGTTCTGCACATTCTACAACATTGCGTTCATAGTCTGTGAGTGATTCTGATGTCTGATCCATAACCGAGTGCTTATCATCAGACTTGATAAGCAGATCTTGTGCTATCTTACCTACATTCTCTTTCATACAGGTTGCTATCCCTTTAAGCGCTTCATAAACTTCTTAATTGCTTCAATTAATACTACCCAGGCTGCCATCATTTTTTCTTTTTATGTTTCTTCTTTGGTTCTTCTTTTTTCTTCTTAGATTTCTTTTTTGATTGACCACTTTCGCTTAGGCTTATGGCGATCGCTTGCTTGGGGTTCGTAACAATAGGTCCTTTTTTACTTCCACTATGAAGTTCAGATTTGGAAAATTTTTCCATTTCTTTCTTCATTACTGCCTTCTTTTTCTTTTTAGGAGCAGATTTCTTTAGTTTAGGCATGTTAATAACCTTTTTTACATTTACAGGCTTTACCAGATTTAGAGCACTTTGAGCATTTCTTTTCCATCATAATCGTTCCTTTTATTAAGATCTTATACATTGCCACATTAACCAAACACCAAATATCATAAACAATAGTTCACTAATCTCGTGGAATAGTATCGTCGATGTATGGATTTTGTCTGAAGGCAAATTCGTCCGGGTACTCACAGTGGATAGCTTGTCGGGGTAAGTTCGCCATCGCGTTTTGATCTTCACGTACCATACCTCCATCAGCTATTTCCCTACGGCGACGAGGATCAACTCCAGCGTAATATTCTGATGCTTGGTCTCTTGTACGTTCAAGATGGTATTTATCATACACAACGCCCATTTCACAGAGTGCTCTATAGCGTTCTCTATTTTCTCTACGGCCTACTTGAACAGCCTCTGTTCCGTATTCCGCTTCAACTTCTTTTCTTTTTTTCATTACTTTAGCCATTTTATTTCCTATTCGTAGGGGCTGCCCGGAGCTTTCAGGAAACAAGCAGCCCCACGTTTTTGAAGTCCTAATGTATCAGAGCAGTTTCATCAGCACGGAGTCTCTTATCGATATCCTTCTGCTTTGCTGTTGGCTTATAGGATAAGCAGGGTGGTTTGCCGAGTAGTTTATAGGCAATGGCCCGTGCTTTTCCTTTAGGTCTTGGCATGCTCATTGAGAATTCCTTAGAATTTCATTGGATTGAGGCCGCCCTTAGATGCTTTATGATCTTCAGACATTTGACGATCAATACCACGAATGGTGTCATCAAGATCTTCAGGTAGAAAGCCAGGCATTGGGGCATAGGCCTTGATCATAACTTCTTGGGGAAGATTAGCGATAGCTCTATGATCTTCTTTGATCATCCCTGCGCCTTCATATTCGCCAGAACTTGGGCGTGAAGCATTGGTCTCTGCATGAGCTCTGCCACTAACTAGTTCTGATCTGTCATGGTGCTCTGAGTGATGTCTTTTCTTCATATACGTCTCCTAGAAACTGTAGTCTTTAAACTACAAGGTTAAAAATATCCTCTATCTATATTGCCTGTTGAGGCTGTTCTTGTGCCTGTTGTGGCTGCTGTTTACTTTTATCTTCTGGCTGCTCTGCCTTGAGTCTGTCTTCGCCTGATTGTATATCTTCAGTTGATTTGAGCGTAGCGATCATAGCAATAAGTGATTGTATATGAGATAGATCAATAGTCTCAAGTTCTTTGATTGCTTTTATCTTCTCTAGGGCAGCCTGTTCATCAAACTTATTAGCTTCATGGAGTTTAGATATAGCCAGTGCGCGATTCTCTTCAACACGAGAATGGCGCTCTTCATAGAGACCCTGATCGGCCAGAGCTCGTGCTTGAGCCAGCTCTGTACGAGCTTGTGCTTCCTGCATCTGAACTTGCATCTGTTGTTGAGCCATTTGTTGTTGTTGTTCTTGTTGTTTTTGCATATTTTCAACAAGTTGCTTTTTGTTTTGGAGCGTGGCTGCTTCAATAAGATCTTCATTCGTAACCGGTATGCCAAGTTCACGTAGTTGAAGCATTTGAGCAAACTGCATTTGTCTTTGAGTAGTAGTATTGAATCCTTCTTCCACAGCAATATCATATTTCCCAAACTCCTTACGGTAAAAGAAGTCGGTAGGATCTTCTCCGATTATCTGTTTGATGTGGCCAGGTGTCCAGTTAGTTTGCATAAGCTGAAAGCGAATACGTCCAAGCTGCTTTTGTGCTTGATCTAAATGATCGAAGAGCATTTGGAGAGTCGTTAGTCCCGCTCCTTGACGCAGCATTGATAGGATACCCGCTTTCTCATCCGTTGCGGAGCCGAGTAGTTCTTCATTGACACCAGATATTTGAGGAATCTCTTCAGACATAGCTTTAGATAGTTCAAGCATACCTCCCGGAATATCAGCAGCTAATATCTTTTGCACATCAGTCATCTGCGCTTCTTCTTTAAGCGCTATGCCTTTGCCTTGTCCCGCTTGATTATAAACATCAGATGGATCGACTAACGCATTTTCCTTGTATATCCAGCCCGAGTTTATTTGTGACTCTAAGATATCGAGTTCAATAATACGGCGTCTATTATAGAGATATTGTGCATCACGTAGTCCGCGTACCATACCTTGAGTTCTATAAGGGTAGTAAGGAGATTCAGGATGGTAGTAGGCAAACACAGGTACCAGAGGCAGGCAGTCGAGACCCGACGGCTGATAATTGTCATAAAATACTTTGCCTTGGACAATGATTGCGAGCTTATAGGATGATATCTCTGATTCAACGATATCTATTGTAGGATTCTGTTGGAGGAATAAGCGGAGCATATCCTTATCATCAGAGCGCCATTCAGTCGTTTCACCAGTCTCAGTGTCTACAAGTAATTTTTGTGTACGGAAATCTTTATAATAATACTGATCGTAGGTGAATAGGTTCTTGGGTGAGTAGTCGTAGCTTTCTGGCTGGTATTGAAACTTGCCGTCTCTACTAGTGTTTCCATAAAGATCGAGTATCTCATCAGAGCGGTCAGGAAAGAGTGACACTATCTCACGCTTGGTGAGGTATTTGCGTCTCCATATTTGGCTGCAGTCGCTGAAGTCAGCCTTACGGAAATAGGGATCCACGGTAAAATCGTTGTAATGAGCAACGTCTACTTTGATCTCGCCATTAACGGGATCATTGCGATAGTCCATCCAGACTTCAAGAAAGCTCATGCCGGTAATCAGTGCGCCCAAGAATGCTTCTGATATAGATTCAGGAACATTATTTTCACGATCATGATACATGAGTAGCTTAGTTATCTGGTCAGCTGTCTGATCTGATCCATTCTTGACGGGGATAGCTATTGTAGATTTACGATTGCGTCGTTGATATCCCTGCACCATATCGACAGAGCGTCTTATTCTATTAAAGCAGAACTGTCTGCGACGATTGGCCGGAAGATTGCCATATAGGTCATTCCATAATGTCTGATCCCCTGTGTAGAATCTCAGGTCGGTATCAGCTTCACCCCAGTATTGCTGGTTGATTGTTATTGAGCTGGAATAGAATGCTTCAGCCTTGGATAATATGCCACGATTGGGCTCTGACAAAAAAGTTGGCCCTAAGGCTGGGTATATCATTTTTCACTCCCTATGCTTTTTAATCTTGATGATGGTCTTCGGTTAGAAGCTTGTTCAGCATAGGTAGCCCATCTACAATTAGATGGTTCGTAATCGCCATCGTTATTTATTCGTTCAAGAGTCAATCCTTTAGGACGAATTCCCATATCTTTTACAAATTCGCCAATATCTTTCCATTTTTCACAAACTTTTATGCCTCGAGCACCATATTTATAAAAATTAGTAGATGCAGAATCCAGACATCTTTTTAACATCCCATACCAAATTCCGTAAGTTTCGGTGCCAGCAAATCCATGAACTATTGTTGCACAACTTCTGCATTTGCTTGTAACACCCTTTCGTAACCGATATCCCAAAGCTTCTATAAATTTCCCGCAGGAACATTGGCATTTATATTTTAATTCCCGGCGAGAACTTATTACTTGTTCTATAACGATTAATTGACCAAAAGCATGGCCAATCATTTCAGGAATATTATTTATTTGTTTTAAAGAACATGGTTTACATTGAGTTGTACCATTACTTTTTAATGAATTAGCAGAAACTGATTTAATAGTTCCACATGAGCATTCGCATATGTAATATGCATTGCCCCTTAGGTCATATGCATCTTTTTCAAGAATTTTCCATTTACCTATGGTGGATCCAATCACTAACTACTCCTTGATTTTTTACTTCGCTCCTAGTCTAGAAAGAGTCAGGCGATATATCAAGGATAAGTATCAGCAGCGATAGCGAACGGCGACTACCGTTGAAGTTATAGCGGTAAGTAATGATACTGATGCTGCAATGATAGCTACCTTCAAGCGAATATCACAGTCTGATGCTCTACAGCATGTTTTTGTTGGGATTGGTGGTGCTTTTTCTTCTTCAGGTGATTCCTGATGTACGGTGATTATCAGATCTTTGTGATGATGGTGAGGAGTTTGCTCGGCTGCATAGAGAGGAAGACATAAAAAGAAAAGTGCTATTCTCATAACTACTCCTATTTAGGGTATAGAAGGAGAATAGCACCAAGAGATGATGAAGCTCAAGTTTTATTTTTTACCAGTTCCTACATAGTTCGTCGCAGCGCATTTTAGGATTGTCTTCTTGCTTGTCATCTGCATCTTGTTGTTGTTGTGAGGTGAGATCTTTATAATGTTTGATCACTAATTTATAGTTGTAAGGGTCTGGGCCGAAGAGATTGCGTATAAAGTTTCCCCGTTTCATCTTGCTATAGGGAGATGGAATACCAGTAAGTACTGCAATAGCCTCACATTCAGCCTGAGAAGGGGGATAGAAATATTTATAGGTCTTAGTGTGCTTACAGATCTTCATTGTACTATCCTCAGATCCCCTAGTGACTTAGTCCGGGATCGTTCTTGAAAGTTTCTGACCAGATCTGCTTCTCTTCTTTGGATCTGTTGCCTGAGTATCTCCATTTCGTCCCTCTTGAATCTTTTAAAGCGCTTGGCTTCTCGTTTGATCTTAAAAGTTACGTGCTTCTCCGTTGGTTGTGGTGCAGGTGCAACCTTTTTAGAGCAGGTATTGCCGGGCATTGAGTATGCGAATGATATGATCATAAAAAGACAGAGTAATTTCATACTATTCCTTATATCTTTCCATTCTTAAAACGCCACTTGTGTGATTATGACGAATAGATGCCATTTTCTGGATTAATCTCGGGACTTTTATCTTGAGACATTCCAAAAGCCATTCTTTTCTCCATTTTCTATAAGCAGCACGTTTTTCTTTAGTTACTTTATGAGACCAATGTCTTCTAAACTTTCTCATTTTAGTCTCCTTGAACTGAAGGCATCTCTTTATTGAATGAAGCTACCACAAGTTCAATATCAGCAAGAGTTATCTCTTCTTTGCATACAGAAAGTTCAATTTCATTAAAGAAAGTTATGTATTGAACTTCAGTCCAGTTATTGGTTCCTGAAAGTAGGGCGATAATGAGATGTGCCATGAGTGGGTTCATTTAGATTCCTTTAAGTAATGATGCCAACATAAAGAGTAATATCAGATGGCCTGAGTCCATTTTGTCAGCCATGAGTAGTTGATAGATGCAGAATGAGTAAATTGCTCCCCGCATCAAGTATAAAATAATGAATGAATATGCTTCCATTACTAATCCTTTATTTAGCGATCTCCCGAATTGCCTCACATATTATATCTGATTGCTTGGGAAGCCTATGATTTTGTATACGTTTGATCATAAAGGCTTTAAGAAGAGCGTAGTCTTGAAGTGATATATAGAAAGTTATCTTAATCTTTTTCATATTTTCTCTTAGTTCCAAACCAATACCATTTGTGATCGTGAGTATATATATAACTTTTTATCTCTTTGCAGTCGCATTTTTCCAATTCAAGAATTGATGGTGACGCAAAGCATGTCTTTTCATGTTCTTGCCATATATCACCAACTTGGTATCTCTTATCGTTAATCTTTTTCATTGTTCATTTCTCATTAATTCATACAATAAGCCGCCTATATTGTAGTCATCAAACCAATGGGTTACTGTTACTTGATGAGTATAGACATTATGGTTACCCCAATCTCGGAAATCATAACCAGATAATGGTTTGTCCTGACTATTGAACCATTCAACTATTCTATAACCAGCATCATCAACATTGTCTGAATATCTAGCTTGGGCGATAGCTGTGTTCATTGGACCTGATCCATAAAGATCATCGTGGGGCTCATTAGCATTTAATACTACGTACCATTCACCATCCATCGGTGTTTCTTGGTTATCAAATCTTCTTTCTAAGATCCTTAGGAACTTTTCAATATTATAATATTTCATTTGGTACATCCGGTAATGGCATCCAGTGAGTTACATGAAAAATAGTTCCCGTTCCTGGATGCTTGATTGGATCTTTATCTATATCTATTGAATAAGTTTCATAATATTCAGGAAGTTCTATTCGAAATCTAGTTGGAGAAAATATTAGTCTTTCGCCTACATACATTTCTTTAGTATGAGCTTCAAAGATTAATACCTTTTCATTAACTTCAGGTAATTGTTCTTTTACCGATATCCATTTCATTTCATTCCTTTTCATATTCATTAAATATAAAAATCTCTATATGCTTTGGATTAATAAGCATCATTTTCTTATCAAAACTCAAATAGAATATTTCTTCCATCTCGATATGTGACCTTACTCTGAGAAGCAATTCATCATCAAAATCATTATCTATAGATTTTCCAGATACGAAGTAGAAGGTTATTTTATAACGTGTCGCCATCATTATCCTTATTATTCCTTTTGGTCTGTCTCCATAATTTAAATGGTCTATATCCACAAAAAGGACAGAAGTTAACACTGCATTCATATTCATCGTTAGCTGAAAGTAAAAGTTCTTCTGTATTTTCTATTTTATAACAATGAAAGTTATAACGTGTATCTGATTCACAAGAATGGGTAAGTTTCATATCATTCCTTTTGGTCTGTCTCCATTTTGTCGACAATTGAATTAACAGTATACCATCATGCTGGCATTGGGTCTATAGTGAATCCCTAAAAAAAGTTGGTAGGCAATTTTGACATAATGAGGATTTCTTTACATAAACATATTCGTTTGAATGTTTAGCGCTATTACGTCTATTTCCATGTTGTTCTTCTAAAGTTGACCATCTACAATTTGATAGTTCATAGTTTCCATCAGGATCTATTCTATCAATAGTAAGTCCATCAGGCCTAGGGCCCATATCTTCTAAGAACCATGCAAAGTTTTGCCAACGCTCACAAATTTTTATACCTCTATAGCCATACCATTTATATGATTTAGATCGTGGATTTTCGCAACGTTGTCTCATAGCTGTCCAGATTCTATAGGTTGCAGATGTACTATTGTTATGTGTTGTATTCTTTTGAGATATCCAACATGAAACACATCGTGTTGATTTATTTCTCTCAAGATCTCTTTTACGAACTATCTTTTCTTTTCCGCATTCACATTTACAAAGATAATGTCGCTCCATCCATTTATTCTTACCCTCTTCAAGGATAGTCCAGTTATGAATCTTATCGCCAATCTTATAGATGTTGCCTCTATTGCAGAAACATTTCAGACATTGAGTTGATTTACCAGAAGTTAATGTATCTTTTTTTGTAGTTTTTATAGTTCCGCAATCACATTTAACTGTATAAAGAGTCCTACCTTTATTATCTTTTGTGTCGTCATTTATAACTGTCCATTTACCAAATCTTTCACTAATCATTAGTAGAGTCCTGGTTCGTCCCTAAACATTGGTGGTAAATTAGATCCTGTTCCATATTTTGCCTTATTGAATCTATCAGTGAGTTCTTGAGCACTGATACCATCTTTAGTTTTTGGAAGCGATAAACACATATATCTAAAAGCATCTGCCCCATGACTTGCCCAATTGTGAAGAGGCGTTCTTTTATATATCTGTTTCTTAGAATCATATTCATATCTATAATTCTCTAAGCATTTAATCAATTGCCCACAATTGGCTTCGTCAATCCATATTTTTGAGGTATTGGAAAGTGCATACTCAATACCATCATCCAGCGCAACATCATCAACTACTGTAGCTTTAATGCCAAGCTGCCGCGCTTTTTCAATACGAGTGAACTTTGGGCCGCCCCATTCTTTAACGCGCATATCATGAGGAAAGAAATGTTTATCATAGAGATAGCCTTTTTGTTCCAATCGCCCAATAAAGTACTCAAGGTTCTCATTTGCTTTTTCCATATAATCTATAATTCTAACAGATTGTCCTATAGATTGGAAGAAAATTACAGCTGTTGTATCTCTTCCAATATCCCATGCGGTATGAACCTTGAATCCAGATTCCCATGGCACTGAAGTAATCTGTCCTTTAAGACGCATATTATTGATTGCCTTACTATATACACTGCCTTCGATTCCAAGCGAAAACGAACAATAATATTCTTGAAGAAAGAGATCCTCCGGCATCTCTTTTCGTTCCTGCTCAAGAGATCCGGGTGGCATATGTTGAGTATCTTCAACAGTCATAAACATGGTATACCAAAATGGATCCAGCTTAGCTTGTTCATACATTTGAAACATATGGTTATAACCACGCGGAGTTGATATAAATATAGCAATGCCATTATTGCCAGCCAAAATAGGTCTAAGATATGACCAGGCCATAGGATCTTGCATAGCAAATTCTGAAAATATACATAAAGATGGGTTAGTCCCCATCAGCGAGTTATAATTATCACTACCGCATAACTGTAAGAGTGATTGGTTCTTAAAACGTATTTTCATTTCTTGGGAATTAGAACTTAGGATCAGATCTTCTGGTATCCAATCAAGGAATCTCATTCCATCGTTCGTGAGGGTATCCCATATAGCTTTTTTGGCTTGTGAGTATTCGGGGAATATATAATAACAAACGGATGGTTTACGAAGTAGATGACGTATTGCTAAGTTCCAGCACATCACATCCTTTCCTGCACGCCGAGGAAGTATAGCCATGATGCGCGTAAAGCCTTTATTCTCTACTGCATCAAATAGTGGTAACTGATACTCACGGGGATGATATTTATCTAATACTATTATTCTGCCTTTTGGTTGTGCTTCATTAATCATCTATTTTACTTGAGCCTCATATTTTATTTGAGAGACTGGCTTAAGTTTCATCTTACGAACTTCATCCATAAATGTTATCGGTGGTATCACTCCATTGCTTCTAAGTTCAAAGCCAGTCCAGTTCTGGTTCTCAAGATCAAGCTGTATCTTATTAGCTTCTATAAAGGCCAATATATCTGCCTTGTCCTTTTCTGCTTGTAGCTTCTCTTGCTCTCTTTGCTTTTGAGCTCTGTCATAGTTCAGTTCGTTGATTTTAGGTTTTATGAGGCTGTCTTGCTTTATGCATTCTATGAAAGCTTCACAATCAATAGCAGATATCTTCCTGAGTATATAGAGCGTTAATTTTAGGTATTTACGTAAAAATATGTTCATAAAAATAGTACCTTTTATATGCTATTCATAAGGCTTTTCAAAAAATATCTGAGTGTAAGTGACTCAGATAATCTACATTAAGTTACTCAGATATTAAGTTCCTGTATTTCGTTCGAAATGATCAGCGTCTACTCTAGTAAATCTTCCACCCCATCTATTTACTGCATCCAAGCTTTCCCAGAAACAGCCAAATCGTTCATAGTCAGCCGCAGTTTCGCACAGGGATCCATCAGGCTTGAAGATATTAAGATCAATGGCTAGTCGTTCGCAGTGAAGCGAATGCGCTATTCCTAGTCCAGATTTGGCGTAGATCTCTGCTTGCTCTTTGGTTCTGAATGCTTCTCCCAAGGTGCAGGTATATCCCTCAGAAAATATGTAGGTAATGAGTTGAGCTACATCTTTGGCAAAGAGAGATTGGTTTTGTGATAAAGTCACTGGTTTATCCCTTATAATTTTGTAATAACTTTTGCGGTTTCTATCCGATAAGCTACATGGTAAGCAC